TCTCCCTGATGGCGCCGTAGTAGGACTACAGTCGAGAGAGTACGCATTGCACTGCGAGGCTGTCACTGTGCTTAAGTGGCCGATCAAAAAACGTCGAGAGCATCTTGAGAACGTAGAGAAGTCTAGAGGGATGGCAGCGAGGCGAGAGTTGGAGAATGAAATCAGAAAGTTTCACGCGAGTGCGAAGGGTAAAACCGGGTCAGCGGTTCATTCTATTACGGACGGGTGAGGTGTATACCTACCTGCGTCTGGAGATCAGAACCCCGTCCGGTATGCGGCACGTTGTCGAGCGCGACGGTCGAGAGACTAGCTTGCATCATTCTTGTCATGTTGAGGTGTTGAATGTTGACAGCGGTTCCGATGACGCTAACAGAAGCGCGTGAGTTCGTGGCTAACTTTCATCGTCACAACAAGGCTCCGCAAGGTGGACTTTATGCAGTTGGCGTAAGCGACGGAGCGCATCTGGTTGGGGTGTGTATTGTTGGGCGTCCGGTTGCTCGTTTTCTTGATAACGGTGAAACGGTAGAAGTAACGAGGTGCTGTGTTAACGAGGACGCTCCAAAAGGATCGTGCTCGTTTTTGTACGCACGAGCATGGCAAGCAGCTAAAGCGTTAGGTTGGAAAAAGTTGATTACCTACACGCTCCAATCTGAGTCAGGCGCAAGTCTCCGCGGTGCTGGCTGGAAGGTTGTTGCTGAATTAAAACCTAGCGACCCAAGGTCTTGGCAATCAAGAGTCGGCAGAGAGTGGCAGTCAGTTGTCGGTCAAGCAAAACTTAGGTGGGAGGCGTGATGTTTCGCAGCAAAGCGTGGTTGAAGGCTGTTGCCTCTCTATCCTGCCAGCGATGTGGTCTGGACGGTCAGACACAAGCCGCTCATGCCAACTGGGGTGCATACGGTAAGGGAATGGGGATGAAGGCGCACGACTGCTTTACCGCTGCACTCTGTCAGCACTGTCACTTTGCCATCGACCAGGGGTCGAAGATGACGGGAGAGGAGCGGCGGGATGCTTGGGAGGATGCGTTCCGCAAGACGCTGGTTGCGCTGTGCGAGGCTGGCAGGCTGTCTGTCAAGTAGGAAAAGGTTCTATAGCAGGTGTTTTCAACTACAAGGAGGTGAGATTGAGTCAAGACAAAAGTGGTCCAGCGTTTCCGTTGCATCCAAACCTTGCGCCAGCATTAGGGTGCGTGAACTCTGTTAGCGATGCAGGGATGTCTGTACGAGACTATTTCGCAGCAAAGGCTTTGCAGGGCATCTATGCACACACTGGTGGTGGATCTCCAGATTGGGCAGAAGATGATATTGATGTTGCAGAACATTGTTATGAAATGGCTGACGCTATGTTGGAAGTGAGGTTGAGATGAAGAAGGTAGCAATTGCAATACGAACTGTTTTTAGGTAGACTGACATTGTTGGCGTAGGAACCGACAACGAAAGGCCGCTATCTCATGCTCCTCGCCCTCGAAAGGGGGTTCCTACCGGGGGGCAGCAGATAGCGGCTTTTTTCATTTCTACGGCCAACCGCACTCCGAGCGAGATCAAGAGCCTGCATGGGCTGCGCGGAAGAAAACACCGGCCGAGCGTCACCCTGCTTGCGAGCCGACCAGCCTGTCTGCGAGGGACTGGAGAACATCATCTGCTGAACGGGTGGAAGACCCAGCAGTGATGGATGAATCGCAGCCGCCAGGTACTCTGGCCCTGTCACACGGATGACAGTGGTGGGAGAGGCAGGAAGCCAGACTGTGGGCTTCCACCCTGGGGGTGCTATCGCTGAGATACCGCGCTCTTCCTGTGGTGTCCAACATCCAATAGAATGGTCTGCATGATCGACATAGATCTGCAGATCAGGCATCACTTCTCAGCTGGGTTGTATGCGAGACAGATGATGCTGCCGCGGGGTCACTTTGCGGTGACCCACGCGCATCACTATGACCACCTGTCGATACTGGCGAGTGGTGAGGTGACGGTCGAGGCAGACGGTGTCGAGAAGCGATACACAGCGCCGGCCGTGATCACGATACCAGCTGGGGTGCATCACCGGATCGAGGCGCTCGAGGACGCGGTCTGGTTCTGTGTTCACGCAACGAGTGAGACAGACCTGGATCGGATAGACGAAGTGCTGGTCAGGAGCGACTGATGCCATTCTTGATTGCTGGAGCGATTCTTCTCGGTACGGCGTACCAGGCCAACCAGGCACGCCAGGCCAACCGTGCAGCGCGTGAGCAGCAAGCGATCCAACTGCAGCAGCAGGAGCGCGATGCGGCCGCCATGCGCGAAGAGATCACCCGCCAGACCGCTGCCTACGGTCAGCAGGCTGCAGCACTCCAGACGCAGGCTGAGACCGCCCGGCAGGCCTTCCAGGCCAGCCAGCTTCAATATCAAGAGAACAAGCTCGCGATGGAGAACAAGGCGAAGGAAGTGCAGGCCGCTGCAGACGAAGAGCGCCGCCGTGCTGCGGCTGCTGAAGCGTCGGCCCTCAAGGCCAGGACGCGAGGCGGCAGACGATCCCTCCTCTCGCAAGAGCGCCTCACGCCGGAGCTTGGCGTGACCGGCCCGCAGCTTGGCTCCGGGATGATGCTCTGATGGCCACCAGGCTGCCGCAGTTCGCGCAACGCGCTCTGCGTCGCAAGACCGCTGGCATTGATCGTCTATCTACCCAGTTTCGCAAAGACATCGAGGCGCTCACCGGCAAGCAGGAGTCTTCACTCGCTGCCTACGAAGCCGGCGTCAAAGAGCAGATGAAGCCCTTCGAGGCTGCCAAGGCTACCTACGAGACGGTGAGCTTCCCCGCGTATGAGTCGCAGGTGGCGGCCTACAACGAACGGTTGAAGGCCTACGAGAGTGAGCTCGCAGCCGTGAAGGCGAGCCCGACCGTGACCAAGACTGGCTACTACCAGGAGCGGGTTCCGCGCTTTGGTCTGTTCGGTCTGGCGGGCTACACCACCGAGACCCGCAGCTACGAGTACGAAGAGCCGAAGCCTCTTCCGACCTTTACTGAACAAAAGCCGACAGCGCCGAAGGCACCAACCGCACCGACGATCGCAGCGTTCGACACCAGCGCGTTTGAGACTGAGCGGAAGGGTCTCGAGTCTGGTCTGCAGCGTGAGCTCGGTGAGCGCCGCGCCGCCAGGCTGGCGGCGGTGTCCCGTCGCAGCCGCAACATGCTTGCAGGAGCGTAACCATGCCCGGTCACTACGGATCCAAAGACGACAAGATGAAAGCCAAGGTCTCGAAGGTCATGCGCGAGTACAAGGCCGGCAAGTTGAAGAGCTCGAGCGGTGACAAGGTCACCAGCCGAGACCAGGCCGTGGCGATCGCGATGAACGAAGCGGGATACAAGAAGAAATGAAAGAGGTCTGGGACAAGCCGCGGCCGAAAGGCCTGGGAGAGCCTAAAGAGCTCTCGCCGATGCAGAAGAAGGCCGCGCAGATGATGGCCAAGAAAGCAGGACGGCCCTACCCCAACCTGGTGGATAACCTCCGAGCAGCACAAAAAGGAAAGTGACATGGCGCAACTACCCTTCCCTACCACGCCAGACTCATGCGCGATCGGTGCGATTGCGATCACGCCTGCAGACAGCGACCTAGCAGCGGCCGTGCGTGCGCTCTATGTTGGCGGCAGCGGCAACGTGAAGATCACTGACGCACTAGGCAATGCCACCACCTTCAACGCCGTGCAGGCTGGATCAATCCTGCCGGTGACCGCGGTGCGGGTCTGGTCGACTGGCACGACCGCCACCAGCATCGTCGGCCTGGTGTGACGTGTTTCTCGGCATCAATCTCAGGCTAGGCCGGTTCGGTGGACTCGGCAACGGGATCGAATTCCCGGCGGTGCTGCAGCTGGAGGACGGCGGCGGCATCCTGCTTGAGGACGGTGGCTACATCCTCCTCGAGAGCACCGACTACCTGTCCTACAACGTCGAGCTCGAGGATGGCGGCAATGTGCTGCTAGAGGATTCGTCCTATCTGCTGTTTGAGAACGACGAATCGCTGTTTGACAACCTTGAGTTCGAGGACGGGTACGACGCCCTACTTGAGGATCTTGACCTTCTACTTTTGGAGAGTTGACCATGACTGACAAAGCCGTATCTGCACTCACGTCTCTGACGGGTGCCAACACCGCCACCGGCGACCTGCTCTACATCGTTGACATCAGCGAGGCTTCTGCTGCAGACCGCAGCAAGAAGATCACCATCCAAGAACTGTTTGACAGCGTTCCTGCTGGTGCGGAGGCCACGCCGGCGATCGCCGCACAGGGTGATCAGAACACCGGGATTTACTTTCCTGCGGCTGACACGGTGGCGATCTCGACTGGTGGCACCAGGCGGGCGGGCGTGGATGCTAGTGGGAATTTGTTGGTTGGGACGACGAGTGCTATTCAGGGCGGCAAATATTCATCATCGTTTGACGGGCAAACCGTTAATGGCATTGTTCTGCAAACAACCTATACAACTGCGGGCACGACTTTTATTCGGTTTGTTAATTCGTCCGGTACTGCGCAAGGTGAAATTTCCGCAAACGCCACAAATACTGTTGCCTACAGCACCTCCTCCGATTACCGGCTTAAAGACAACATCACTCCAATGTCAGGCGCATTAGCAAAAGTTGCCGCGCTTAAACCTGTGACCTACAAATGGAAAGCAGATGGATCTGACGGTGAAGGCTTCATTGCTCACGAACTGCAAGCTGTCGTGCCTCAGTGCGTGACTGGCGAAAAAGATGCGGTGGACAAGGAAGGTAAGCCTGTTTACCAAGGCATTGATACCAGCTTCTTGGTAGCAACCCTCGCGGCGGCAATCCAAGAACTCATGCAGCAAGTCGAGACTTTGAAGGCCAAGGTGACGGCGCTCGAGGCACGCTGAGAACACCAGCGATGAAGGCTCGCTACAAGGATCCAGAAGGCGGGCTGACAGAGGCCGGCAGGCGGCATTACGAGTCGACGGGCGAGAGCGGAAACCTCCAGCCCGGCGTGAAGGAATCGAGCCCTACCGGCCAGCGTGCTCGCCGCAAGGGTTCATTCCTCACGCGGTTCTACACCAATCCGTCAGGCCCGCTGGTCAACGACAAGGGTGAGCCGACGCGGCTTGCGTTGGCGGCTCGAGCATGGGGCGAACCTGCTCCGCGCACCGCAGCTGCTGCGCAGCGTCTGGCCGCGAAGGGTCGCAATCTGCTCGAGAAGTACAAGGCCGAGGCTTGATATGGAATACGACAAGAACACAGGCGGGATGCGGCTGACGCCAGAGCAGATACTCAAGCGCCACGACGCGGCCCAGAAGAAGAAGGACGAGTTCCAGCAGATCTACCAGGACGCCTACGAGTTCGCGCTCCCGCAGCGCCAGCTGTACGGCATCTGGGAAGGCGGCAGCACGGGCACGAAGAAGATGCAGCGCGTCTTCGATTCGACTGCCATCAACAGCACCCAGCGGTTTGCCAACCGGCTGCAGTCGGTGGTCTTCCCGCCGCAGCGCAAGTGGTCGCGGCTTGAGCCTGGCCCGTCGATTCCGATCGAGCGCACGCAGCAAGCGCAGGCGATCCTGGACGCATACGGCGACAAGATGTTCGCCGTGCTCAAGCAGTCGAACTTCGACATCGCGATCGGCGAGTTCCTGCTGGATCTCGCTGTCGGCACGGCCTGCATGATGGTGCAGCCGGGCGACGACGTGACGCCGATCAACTTCATCCCGGTGCCGCTGTTCCTGGTCTGCTACGAGGAGGGCGCGAACGGCCAGGTGGACAACGTCTACCGCAAAATGCGCATGAAGGGCGAGTCGATCCAGCGCCAGTGGCCGGACGCGAAGCTGCCGGCTGAAGTGCAGATGCGGATCGAGCAGAAGCCCACCGATGATGTCGACCTGGTCGAGGCGACGATCCACGACTACAAGCGCGGCGACTACTGCTATCACGTCATCGACAAGATCTCGAAGCAGGAGATAGTCTACCGGCGGCGCAAAACCTCGCCCTGGGTGATCTCGCGCTACATGAAGGTCGCGGGTGAGATCTACGGTCGCGGGCCTCTGATCACGGCGCTCCCCGACATCAAGACGCTGAACAAGACCAAGGAGCTCCTGCTCAAGAACGCATCACTCGCGGTGGCCGGTGTCTACACGGCGGCCGACGATGGCGTGCTGAACCCCGCGACGGTCAAGATCGTGCCGGGTGCGATCATCCCGGTGGCACGCAATGGCGGCCCCCAGGGTGCGAGCCTGCAGCCCCTGCCCCGCTCTGGTGACTTCAACGTGTCGCAGCTGGTGATCAACGACCTGATGGGCAGCATCAAGCGCATCCTGCTCGATGAGTCGCTGCCGCCCGAGAACATGAGCGCCCGCTCGGCCACCGAGATCGTCGAGCGGATGAAGGAGCTCGCGCAGAACCTGGGCTCGGCGTTCGGACGCCTGATCAACGAGACGATGATCCCGCTGGTGGCCAAGATCCTCGAGGTCATGGACGAGCGCGGAATGATCGATCTGCCGTTGCGTGTCAACGGTCTCGAGGTAAAAGTCACCCCCGTCGCGCCGCTCGCACAAGCGCAGAACATGGAGGAGGTTAATGCCATCCTCCAGTACGCGCAATTGATGCAGGCGTT